GGAACTGCTTGTATATTAAAATGAATAAATCTAAATGGTTCTTTACCATGATCTACTGCATATTCATGTTCCATATATCCTGGGAAGAATATAAGCGTTCCTGGTTTAACTTTAAAGTGTACAAGTTCTGTACCATGAGTAATTGCATCTGGTTTCTTAAGCTTTAATTTAGTACAACGAGCCCCTGTTCGCGGTTCGTGAAATATCGGATAAGAAGTATTTTCACTTGCTTTAAGAAAATAAAATCCACCGACATGTTGATTCCAATGAATATGTGCTGAGTGATGTCCACCTCCATTTTTTGCAAACTCTTGTACCCAACTTTCAGAAAAGAAAGTTGTATATTGTTGCATATCAAATCCTTGCCAATCTAAAAATTCCCAAGCTTTTTGACCAACATAATCATGAAAATCTTTAAACTTAGTATCAACAGTTAATGGTGTTGAGTGATAAGATGTACCAAAATCTCCATTTTTTTTAATATCAGCTTTTCTTAATTCTCTTGCTTCTTTAATATATTTGTCAGTTGCTTTAGTAAGCGACTTTACAAATTCTGGTTTTTCTTCAAACCAAATTGGTGTTTTAAAGTACTCATTTATAAACATGTTAATTTACATCCTTTCTATATTTGTTTAAGTATTTTAACATTTCTTCAAGTCGATCTTCTACTACAGAAACATCTGTATTACAAGTCACGCACAATAAAGCTCTTACTTGATTTGTTTTATGATCATGATCTACACATAAAGTTCTAGTTAAATCATTTTGATGTCTTTTACAAATAGCGCATTTACCTTTTTGTTGTTCAAACATTTTATTATAATCATTTAATGTAATTCCATATTCATATTTTAATACGGAATTTTTACGTTTATGTGGATTTTTTTTATGATTTTCTTTTTGTTTTTTTAAAATTTTTTCTTTATTTTTTTCATAATATTTTTTTCCATTAGCTCTTTCTTTTTGATAAAATTTTAAATATTTATTTCTTCTATCTTGTTTTTTTTCTTCAATGGTTTTAGTCATATTATTTAAATGGGTATCCTAAATTCCAGACTACTAATGAGTATCTGGTTCCTCTTGTTACTGGTTGAACTCTATGCCAAACAAAAGAAGGAAATACAACAATACTTCCTTTTGGTAATATTTCTTTAACTGTAATAACATGTCTATCTTCATCACGCATGTGAGGATCATAATTTCTACAATCAAATTGCAATTCTCCTCCAGAATATTCTGAACCGTCTGTTAATTGACAAGTCATAGATAATTTTCTAATTTTACCATGTGTATTAGGATCGTTTGGATTATCATATGGTTTATCAAAGGAATCGCAATGCCAATTATAGAACTGATTTAGTTTATATTTAGTAAACTGACAAGATTCAGAAAAATCCCAATCATAGTTCCACCCTGCTAATTTATTTGCTTCATGAACATATGGATGTATTTCTTTAAAAATCCATTTATCATTTAACCAAACAATGTTAGAATTTCTTTTCTTTTTTAAATCTACAACTTCTTCTTCTTTTAAAGGTTGTTCTTTTAAATTTCTTTTTTGACCAAATCCACCTGTTAAAGCTAAATCTTCTTGATGACTTAATCCATATTTAATAATGTCATCGCAAATCTTTGGTGGTATGGCTGATTTAAAGTACCAGAAATAATTAGATAAATTCATAAGTAGTAGTTAGTATAAAGTTTAATTGTTCAGATGTATTAGCAGTTATATGATATCTTTGTGTAGATGGGAACATTACAAAATCATTGTTGTTTAAAGGTATTTCCCAACTTCTTCCTTTTCTTCTATTGTCATCATATTCTATAAATACTTTACAAGAATCTTTACCAACGTTCACTCCATAAAGCATTACATAGTCTGGAGAATGTCTTAAATCTACAGGATCAACTTGTAATAATGAATTTGAATGTTGTCTTGGTTTATAAATATTACCAATTGTTTTTTTATGAACTAATGTGAAACCATATTCTAAATTAATATGTTCTCTTAAATATGTTTGTAACATATCCCAAGATCTTGAAAATGGAAATTCTCTATTGTAAATAGTAGACGATAAAATATCCGAGCCCAACGATTCGCGGTTTATTTCAAATCCTTTAGGCATTTCTACTTGACCGAAATGTAGGTCTATTTGTGACAAAACTTTCTTATGCATACCTATTACAGTATGTAGTAAACTTTTATAAAGATGTCAAGAATTAAGATCTAGTTTTTAAATCCCAAGATTGCCCAGCTTCATTCCATGAATAATAAGACAATGCTGTCTTTTGTTCTTCAGTTAATGCTGGTGCATCACCAATTGGTGATTTCCAAGATGCAGTCGCTACATCTTTTACCCATGAAGCATAAGGTTTCTTTGGCCAAAAGATTTGATCATCCTCATCCCAAGTATAACCAATTCCTGCGTAATTTCCTCTAAAAGGTGTTCCACCTTTAGTGTGTTTTCCACCTTGTGTATTGTAAGATGTTTGAATCCACATCTGAGCTGGCCAGTTATTATGTCTCTCTAAATATTGTTGACCTACTGATTCGTCTTCAACATTAGATGCATTCAGCATATCACTGTTATTCAGTGTTAATACTGCTATAACTTTTCCGTTAGCTCCTAATTTTGCAAAATGTGCCATAATTGTCTCCTATTATATTTTAGTTTTTGTTAATTGTAAATCCATAATTTTTATTGGAATTTATATCTTATTAATACTATACCAGATCCACCACTAGCTCCTACACCACTACTTCCAGCACCACCTCCGCCACCACCACCTGTATTAGCTACACCTTGAAATGCAGGAGGACCTCCATTTCCTCCTCCACCAGGACCACCTGTTCCTCCAGTTCCTGGATTAGCACCAGCACCTCCTCCACCTGCAAAAATTCCTCCAGAACTTGGTCCTGTATTTGGACTATTTGCAATATAAAAAGGTTGTGGTGCTGCTCCAAATATTGCTGTTACATCTTTACCAGAACCACCTGGACCACCTGGTCCAGTTCCTGGTTGATTTGAACCTACTGAATTTCCACCTCCACCTCCAGCTCCTCCACCATTAAAAGCCTGACCTGTAGGAGTTCTATTTCCTCCAGCATTACCAAATCCATAAGTTCCTGAATTCCCAGGTTGTGTTGGTTGTGTTGCTGTTCCTCCTGCACCAATATCAGCACTACTACCACCTGATGCACCACCTCCTGATCCTCCAGGTGTTCCAGCTGTTGGTGAACTTCCAGCTGCTGTTCCCCCACCTCCTCCAACTGCAGTTAATGAAAATCCAGTTGAATTTGTTCCAGCACCACCATTAGATGAAGGGCCTCCAGGTGAACCTCCTCCTCCTATTGAAATTGGATAAGCTGTTGCTGATAAAGCTGAATTATTTGCAGATGCTATTAAAACTAAACCACCTCCACCACCACCTCCAGCTAAATTACCTCCACCTCCACCACCTCCAGAAACAATTAATACGTCAGCTTTATTTGAGCCAACAGAATTTCCAGCACAAGTTACTGTAAAAGTTCCTGGTCCTGTAAAAGAATGAATTTTGTAATCACCAGAGGTTGTAATTGTTCCACCTGTTGCTGCAACAAATAATGGAGCTGTATAAAGTGAAGACAAAGATCCAGTGTCAATTACTCTCCATCCTTCTGTAGCGTCTACATAAATTAAAGTTGCAGTAGTATCATTTGTATTTAATGTTAAATTTGTTGCAGATCCATTAATATTAGAACTGTTTCTACCAACTGTAATATTATTTGTTGACCAAGTTCCTGCGTAATCTGATAATGCTATAATTGCTCCTGCACTTGGAGATAAAGGTAAAGTAACTGTAAATGCAGCACTAGTTGTATCACAAAAATATCCTACACCATTAACAGCAGTAAAACCTGTTGTCTTTTTAGTTGTATCCCAATTCACGGCCCCCGTCGCGCCAAACCCCGTCGCCGTTCCGTTATTTGTTATTGTCGCACCAGATGCGATAGTAATTGTACTACCTGATTGAGCAACGATATCTGCTCCACTTGGTAATTGGAAATCGGTACCAGAATTACCTAAAGTAATCGCGGTTCCGGATCGTTGACTAATTTTATTTACTTTAATTTCACTCATAATTTTATTTTATTGGAATTTGTATCTTATTACAACTATACCTGATCCTCCAGATCCACTTCCAGATGATCCTCCACTATTACTTCCACCACCTCCTCCACCACCTGTATTAGCTGTTCCACTTATTGCAAATTCACTTGGTGTAGTGGGTGTAAATGGTCCTTGATAACTAGGCCCACCTCCACCAATTGTTCCACCATTAGCTCCTTGTCCAGTATATGGCCAATCTCCACCACCTCCTCCTCCGCCTGCAAAATATCTTAAAGGTGCACTTGGTCCTGGAGTTCCAACACCTGGACTTGGGTTAATTCCTGTACCTATACCA